GTAAAGCTGCTGGTCGCTGGCAAACTGCACAAGGTGGAGAATATTTTGCAGTTGGTGTCGAGGGTGCGGTTACAGGTCGTGGTGCAGATCTATTAATTATTGATGATCCCCATTCTGAGCAAGATGCCATGAATGCTAAATCTTTAGAGCGTGCTTATGAGTGGTACACGTCTGGTCCTAGACAAAGACTTCAACCTGGTGGAATGATTGTACTCGTTATGACAAGATGGAATACAAAAGATTTAACAGGTAGATTACAAGCAGCACAAGCTGCAGACCCTAAGGCAGACCAATGGGAAGTTGTAGAATTTCCTGCAATCCTACCAAACAATAAACCCGTGTGGCCAGAGTATTGGGAACTTGAACAATTATTAAATGTGAAAGCATCTGTTGCACTTCCAAAATGGAATGCACAATACATGCAAAACCCAACCTCTGAGGAAGGTGCTTTAATTAAAAGGGATTGGTGGAAGAAGTGGCCTGAGGACAAAGGCATTCCACATTGTGATCATGTCATACAATCTTACGATACAGCTTTTATGAAAAAAGAATCTGCTGACTTTAGCGCCATTACTACTTGGGGTATTTTTCGTGAGAACGAAGACTCACCTCCACAAATGATTTTATTAGATGCAGTTAAAGAAAGATTTGAATTTCCAGAATTGAGGCGAGAAGCCTTAAAGTTATACAAGTACTGGGAACCAGAAACTGTATTAGTAGAAGCAAAAGCGGCTGGATTACCTTTAACTTACGAGCTCCGTAATATGGGTATTCCTGTAATCAATTTCACACCTTCTCGTGGTAACGATAAACACGCTAGAGTTAATGCTGTTGCACCTCTTTTTGAAAGTGGTCAAATATGGGCACCTACCCATTTACAATTTGCTCAAGAAGTTATAGAAGAATGTGCATCTTTTCCTTTTGGAGATAACGATGATTTAGTTGACAGCACGACACAAGCAGTATTAAGATTTAGACAAGGAGGATTTTTAAACCATCCCGAAGACTACAAAGAGTCTATAAAAGAATTGACGGTAAAAGAATACTATTAATGAAAAACCCAACATTAGTTAAAAACATGAAAAACGTTAAATGGAAATCAATACCTCCATTAAAAGGCCCTGACGCTAGAGGCTTGATTAAAGAACCAAAAGAAGATAAACAAGATAAACTGGAGAAAATAAATGGCAGACGTAGATAAATCCTTACCGAACGTAAGACAAACAGTAACTGTACCCTCAGATGAAGAAATGATGGAGATCCAAACGGATGTCCAAGAATCTATTCCTAATCCAAACGATACAGAAATTATTGAAAACGAAGATGGCTCGGTTGACATTAATTTTGAACCAGGTGCCGAGGCTCCAGAAGCAGGCGACCAGCATTATGCAAACATTGCAGCCTTGTTACCAGAATCAATTCTCCAGCCTCTAGGATCTGAATTACATGGAAACTATACTGACTACAAAGAATCCCGTAGAGAATGGGAAAGAGCTTACACTAAAGGATTAGATCTTTTAGGTTTTCAGTTTGAACAACGTACTCAGCCTTTCCAAGGAGCATCAGGTGCAACTCACCCAGTTTTAGCAGAAGCTGTTACACAGTTTCAAGCACAAGCTTACAAAGAATTATTACCAGCAGATGGTCCAATTAGAACTCAGATTCTAGGAAAAATTACACCAGAAAAACAGGATCAAGCAACCAGGGTCACTAACTTCATGAACTATGAAATTATGAATGTTATGAAAGAGTACGAACCAGAGTTTGATTCTATGTTATTTTATTTACCTCTAGCAGGTTCAACATTTAAAAAAGTTTATTATGACGATTTATTGGGACGAGCAGTATCTAAGTTTGTTCCAGCAGATGATTTAGTCGTTCCGTATTCTGCAACCTCATTGGAGGATGCGGAAGCGATTTGTCATTTAATAAAAATTTCAGAAAACGATTTAAGGAAACAACAAGTAGGAGGTTTTTATAGAGATATAGAAATGCCTTCACCTTATTCCGAAGAATCTGAAGTTAAGAAAAAAGAACGAGAACTAGAAGGTTCTTCCATGAATGGTCAACAAAAAAATGACAAGACTTATACATTAATAGAATGTCATGTTGATTTAGATTTAGAAGGCTTTGAAGACAGAGGGGAAGATGGTATGCCAACAGGTATTAAACTTCCTTACATTGTAACTATAGATAATCACTCAAGAAATGTTTTATCTATAAGAAGAAACTATAAAGTGGATGATCCAAAGAAAAACAAAACTCAATACTTTGTGCATTTTAAATTTTTGCCAGGTTTAGGTTTTTATGGTTTTGGATTAATACATATGATTGGTGGTTTAACAAGAGCAGCAACATCAGCACTTAGACAATTAATTGATGCAGGAACTTTATCTAATTTACCTGCAGGATTTAAACAAAGGGGTATTCGTGTAAACAACGATGCTCAATCTATTCAACCCGGTGAATTTAGAGATGTAGATGCACCAGGTGGGAATATCAAAGATGCTTTTATGATGCTGCCTTATAAAGAACCTTCACAGACTTTACTACAGTTGATGGGTATTTGTGTTTCAGCAGGACAGAGATTCGCATCAATTGCTGACATGCAAGTTGGTGATGGGAACCAACAGGCTGCTGTTGGTACAACTGTAGCTCTTTTAGAACGTGGTTCAAGAGTCATGTCAGCAATCCACAAAAGACTGTATGCTTCAATGAAGAATGAATTTAGTTTATTGGGTGATGTATTTGGAACTTACCTTCCACCTGAATATCCTTATGATGTTGTAGGGGGTAATAACCAAGTTAAACAAACTGACTTTGATGATAAAATAGATGTACTTCCTGTTGCAGACCCTAATATATTCTCTTCAACACAAAGAGTTTCTATTGCACAAACAGAATTACAACTAGCTCAGTCTAATCCACAGATTCATAACCTATATGAAGCCTATAGAGATATGTATGAAGCTATTGGTGTTAAAAATATTGATACAATCTTACCACCACCAGAAAAACCAGCTCCAAAAAACCAAGCATTAGAACATATTGATGCTTTAGGTGGAAAACCTTTCCAAGCTTTTACTGGTCAAGACCATCAAGCGCACATTTCTGCCCATTTATCGTTTATGAGCACTACAATGGCGCAAAATAATCCATTAGTTATGACTTCACTAGAAAAAAACATCTTTGAACACATAAATTTGATGGCAGATGAGCAAGTTCAATTAGAATTTAGAGATAAAATTGCACAAGCACAACAAATTGCACAACAAATGCAACAAGACCCGCAAATGCAGATGCAAATGCAGTCTAATCCACAAATGCAACAACAAATGCAGCAACAACAGCAACAATTAGAGATAGAAATTGAATCTCGTAAAGCTGTTTTGATTGCAGAGATGACAGAAGACTTTGTTAAGGAGCAAAAAGAAGCAATTGGTGATTTTGGCAATGACCCACTTGTAAAACTACGTTCAAGAGAGTTAGATCTTAAAGCACAAGACAATATGAGAAAACAAAAAGAAGATGACGCAAGATTAAATTTAGATAAGATGAAAACTTTGATGAATCAAAATCTTCAAGAAGATAAAATGGAACAGCAAGAAGATCTTGCTATTCTAAGAGCAACAACATCTATTGAAAAACAAAAAATGTCCAATAGATCTAAAATGAAAAACGATAAAATGAAACAACAAGATGTAAGAATCTTAAAACAACCTAGGAGTTAATTATGGCAAAACCCGGACTATACGCAAATATCAACGCAAAAAAAAAGGCTGGCACTTCAAAAAGTAAAGCTAAAAGCACTATTACACCCAAAGCTTATGCAAACATGAAAGCAGGGTTTCCAGATAGTAAAAAAAATAAGGCTAAGGCGTAATGAAAGCTACTCTTGGAATGGGGGCAGTTCGTTCCTCTTTTAAGAGAGGAGGAGGAACAACTCCAGCTTGGACTCGAAAAGAAGGTAAGTCTGAGTCAGGTGGATTAAATGCTAAAGGCCGTGCATCTTATAACAAATCCACTGGTGGGAATTTAAAGGCACCTCAACCAGAAGGTGGATCAAGAAAAAAATCGTTCTGCGCTCGGATGAAAGGCATGAAGAAAAAATTAACTTCAGCTAAGACAGCCAATGATCCAGATTCAAGAATAAATAAAGCACTTAGAAAGTGGAAGTGCTAATGCAAGGTATTAGAAATTTTTTTAGAAAAAAATTAGAAGATGGAGACTTGTCTCCAGATCAAATATCACAAATTGAATCTTATGCTGCAACTGGATTAGATGCTTCTACAATTTCAAGTTTAGTAGGCGTAAGTGAAGATCAAGTCAACAATGTTTTAATGAGTGGTAGTACAAGTCAGATGATGCCTGTTGAAGGTGAGGAGATGATTGAGACAACGGAAGTTGTAGAAGACCCTATGTTAAATTTGTTTTCACAAAACGATTCTTT